TATGAGAGCAAACACAATGGAACTTGAGAAGATTAACGTGGGAGACCGTGTTATTCGTGCTGCAAGCCAGGGTGTTTCAACATACACTAACACTGGTGCTACCTTCTCAAAGGTAGAACTAACAACCAAGAAGATTCGTCTAGACTGGGAAGTTTCTGCAGAGTCACTCGAAGATAACATCGAGGGTGCTGCTCTAGAGGACCACCTAGTTCGTCTAATGACTAATGCTTTCGGTAACGACATCGAGGACCTAGCCATTAACGGTGACGGCTCAACAGGTTCGTTCCTAAGCATTATGAACGGATTCATTAACTTGGAGAAGACCAACCCTAACGTTGGTTCTGGTTCAAACCTTGGAAGTGCACACGAAGTAATTAACACAACTCTAGTTGGGTCAAATGCTGCGTTCACTGATTGGACAACTGAAAGACTACAGTCACTTATCTTGGCAATGCCTCGCAGATACCGTGCTATCACAAATGGACTAAAGTTCTATGCTGGTACAGACACATTTGCAAACATCGTTAAGAACAATGCTACAGTCTACTCAACCATTGGTTCAACCGAGAACACTCGTAACGAGTTCATCGGTGGTGCAAACCAGACCTTCGGTGGAGCACGTCAGACTCGTGTTCTAGGTGTACCTGTTCTTGAAGTTCCTTACTACCCTGCAGGATTCGTTGACCTAACGTTCCCACAGAACCGTATTTGGGGCTTCCAGAGAGATATCACTGTAAACCGCTTCTATGTACCAAAGAAGGACACTGTAGAATACACAGTATTCGTTCGCTTTGGAATCGCATGGGAAGAGTTGGATGCAGTTGCATTCGCAGACACAACTACAGACTAATCTGTAAACGTGTCACCATTTGATTGGGGGTAGGGATTAATTTCTCTACCCCCTTTCTATATTTATCTGGTATAATTAAATTAAATCTAAGGAGGATTTATCATGGCTGAAGAAAAAAAGACACCTACCCCAAAGCCTGTTGTTGAAGATGCAGTTGTAGAAACACCTGTAGAAGCAGTAGCAGAAGTTGTTGTGGAGGATGTAATCGTAACACCAGAACCTGTAAAAGACGCACCGACATTGGGACACAATGCAGATGGCGTAATTGGTTCAACCACTACCGCTGCTGGAAAAGCAAAGGTAGAGAAGAAAGAAGTTGTAGAGCCATCAGTAACCACAAAGGTTGCACTGTTCTCAACTCGAAACGTATATGCAGACGGTTTTGGAAAGATTAATGTTGGCTACAACATTGTTCCAAAGAAGTATGTAGACTTCTGGACAGCACAAAAAGGCATCCGCCTGTGCACACCAGAAGAAGTAGCGGAGGCATTTGCCTAAATGGAGGTTTTGAGGGTTCCACCATATCCGATTACGGTTAAATTTGATGTGCCAAGTGCAAACACGGCATACTCAATTTATGTAGAAGATTTGGTGGACCACTCATTCGAAACATTTACACTAACCTCAGATGCAAATAAACAAATTTCGTATATTTTGCCAAGGTCAAAGGTACAGTACGACCGTGACTTTTTGTTTAAAGCAACAGACTCAAGCGGTGAAATTGTAGTAGAGGACAACCTAACAGTTTATAGACCATATGTTAATCCAAATAGTCTAGCAACCACTGCACAAGAAATTGCAGAGTACAAGAAATGGGAAATTATTGCACGTTCAATTATGGACAACTATCTAGATAAAAGCGACTTCTACAATCATAAACTAGTTATTGTAAAAGAAGGTCAGGGCGGAGACTATTTTCCAATTTGGCACAACGTTAACAAGGTCTTGAAAGTATACGAAAACAACGTTCTTATTTATAATGGAGAGGATGTTCCCATCACTCTTGCAACACAAACCCCAACAATATCGTCTGGAACTGTAACCCTAACAACTGCTATTGCCCATGGCTTTGAGGTCGGAGATGTAGTTACAATTTCTACGGTTGTCCCAACAGGATACCGTGGAACATTTTCTGTAACGGCAGTTCCAACGACCACATCTTTTAGTTTTGCAAACGCAACAACAGGCAACATATCTACCGCAGGAACAGTTCTTAGAACTTGGGAATACGAATACAAGGCATTGCTAGACAATTCTGCTATCGCTAGAGTAGAGGCAAATGGAGTGTACAATAGGAACGAATCAACCCCACTAAGGCTTCCATCAGGCTCTGGTGACCTGGCAGTACATGCTGGGCAAAGGAATGGCTATGTAGCATTTGCGGAAGGAAGCGACTTTACGTTTATTCTTGATGCTGGATACAAGACCATTCCACCAGACGTTGAAAGGGCTGCAACAATACTAGTCGAAGAACTTAAGTGCGGCTCAAATGATTATTACAAAAGATTTGTAACTCAATACAAAACAGACCAATTTGATATCAAGTTTGCCCCACAATTCTTGGAGGGAACTGGCAACATGCTTGTTGATAAGATTCTTAACAACTATAAAGGCAATGTCTTCAAGCCAGCAATACTATAATGATATGCGAAACCACAGACTTTGCTTACCCACTACTTGCTGATATCTACTATCCAATAGTTGAGACTGGTGCTTATGGTAACTTAAAGAAGCAGTGGGTCCTAGATAAGACAGTTGCCTGTTTCTTTAACGTCGGTGGTAGCAAATTTAAAGAAGATGTCGGAACAGAAGCAAACATCATTATTGATACTGCCCTTATTGGTAGGCTTAGAAACAATCCAGCAATATCAAGTACTGATACTCTGTACTCTACTACAAACATTATTGTTACTAATATTCGTGGCAACGATGGCATACTAATTCATAGCGAAACTTCAGGACCACGTTCTGGCAATGCTACATTATTTGAAATTGCCACACTTGTCCCAATTGTTGGTCCATTTGGAAAAACGGAATACTATAAAGTTATACTTAGACGTTCAGAGAATCAGGCTGTTGACCTATGAGTTTAAACGTACAACTAGATACCAAGGATTTTGTTAATAGTTTAAACAACCTAACCCAGTACTCTATTGGATTTTTAAATGGTGTAGAGGCAGCCTCTCCAGTAATCATGGATAATCTTGGTAAAGAAGTTATAGAAATGCTTAAAGACTTCATAGACACAAACGCCAGGGTAAGCCCAGAAACACTTCATCACGTCTATGAATGGTATCAGACTGGTTCTCCAGAAGCAAGACTGTTTGATATTGATTACGTTGTTCGTGGCAAAGATGGTCTATCGTTTAACTATACATTTTCTCAATCATCATCATATTCCAAAAACTCTACCGTGCCGTTTTATGATAAAGCAGAAGTTATGGAAAGAGGAGTACCAGTAACTATTAGACCAAAAGATGCTTCGGTACTTTCTTTCAATGTTGACGGAGAGCAGATATTTACAAAGAAGCCAATTGTGGTTGAAAATCCAGGAGGCTCAAACGTTGAGGGAGGATTTGAAAGAACAATTAAAACATTCTTTGACAGTTACTTTACTCAAGCATTCTTAATGACAAGCGGAGTCATGGCACACCTAAACAATCCAAAAGCATACAAAAACAATGTTCTTGCAGGTTCTAGACAAGGAAAATCTTTAGGTTTCAAAGTTGGCTACGAATGGGCAACGAAAGGTGGTAGAATAGACTAATGAGCAGAACATCTATTCTTAACACACCAGTACTTTGGGTAAACGCCTACCTACAGGAAAAACTTGAAGGTCTCGGATTTGAGACAGTTCCATTCTTTCCAACCACGCCATCAACCATTAACGACGTTACTGAGTTCTTCCCAGCAGGTGGGGTAATGTGTACATACGACCGACTTATGCGTATGCGTAAAAGCCCATTCCCACACATCAAGTGTGAGCAATTGCTTTACTACTTCTATGCCACCGCAGAAAACTCAATCATTAACATGATTAAAATCACTGAAAAGGTTAATAGACTTATGGACCGTGAAGACGAGACAGCAGAAGAACTCAATGCTTGGTGCAAGCAAAAGGGGTCAATTGTCGTTGAAGGGGAAACCATTGAGCCAAACTTTAACTTCTTTGGCTTTAAAGTATTTATGCTTCAGGAAACCAGGGATATTGTTAACTTTGGGACAGCCAGAACCTATGGTGGTAACAAGATTATTATCTATTACGACTACACAATGGTCGAACAAGACTAATCTTTAAAAGCATGGTATACTAATACAGAGGAAACACCGTTCACAAAATTCATAAATGAAAGATGGTGAAAAAAATATGGCTTATACAAGAGGCTCAAATGCTAACATTATCGTTGGTGCTGCTGCTCTTTTCGTAACTAAGGACACAGCAACGCTGACTTCAGCAACTGTTCCTAACTTCATTGATGGAGAATCTTACAAAGAGACACTAGCCCTTCGTGAAACTACAAACTTCCGTAACGTTGGTTACACCAACAACGGTCTAGAAATCGCATTCGCTCCAGACTTTGGTGAGGTAATGGTAGACCAACTACTAGACACCGCTAAAATCTTCAAGCAGGGAATGAAAGTTACCCTAAAGACTACTCTTGCTGAAGCGACCTTGGAGAACCTTCTCCTAGCAATCGCTGGCAAGACTTCAGACTTTGGTGTACTTAACCTGGGAACATCTACAGAAGCAACTCGTCTTCTAACTCTAGGTGCTGCACAGACAGGTACTGTTGCATCATCTGCTGTTCTAACATCAGGTGGTACAGACGTTAACACATTCCTAAATATTACTTCAGGCGACTTGGGTGACTACCCAATCGAACGTGGTATTATTGCTGTTGGTCCTGGACTTGGTAACCTATCTGGTACAACTCCAGATACAACCAGCAACCAGGCAGAGCGTGTTTACGTTGCATACCGTGCTGTTTCAATCGACTCAGTAACAGTATCCGCAAAGCGTGATGCAGCAACATCCTTCGAAGTATCGTTCCGTCTGCTTCCAGACAACAACGGTGCTTACGGTAAGATTGTTGACCGCA